CGCAACTACAAATAATGTTTGGACGTGATAGATTTTTAGAATTAACACAACAATGGGGCAAGAAGAATCAAAAGTTCCTATCGGTGTTTGGTGCATTGAAGTATAAAGACAAGCGTGATGGTAAGTTTTATGATGGTCTAGACGAGACAGACAATGTAGAAGATTACGAAAAGGTTTATATATGAATGCAATAAATTTTGCGCCACTCTTTGAACTTATGCAAGAGCGTGATCGTATTCTTAATGAAGGTACGTTAGAAGAAGTTATTGAGTTAGCTAAAGAGTATCATATCAATAGCAATGAAGAACATACGACAACACCTTATAAGTTAATGGTCGATAGAATAAAACAGAGATTGACATTAGAGAAATTTGATTGGACAACAATATGAACTGGTTTAAAAGTGTTTGGTTAAGAATGCGTAAGAGCAATGGATTACCTGGCAATGAAGTATTAGTGCCTATGACGCCACAGCCCGTCGAAGCAAAGCCTAAACGTGTAAGGAAGAAAAAAGATGTTAACAATACGTGAACGATTAAACAATCCCGGCATAGTCAGAGTGTACTTGCAAATGATTAGAAACGATACAGTAGATATCGTTACTGATTTGCGTAAGACATTACACGACAATGCAAAGGATCATCCTAAGCTAGCAATACTTGAAGAAGCATTTGTTGCACGACTAGGCAAATGAATCGTAAAGTGTTTTTAGGCTATTGCTACTGCGATAGTCGTTTTCGCACCATCGAAAACATAATAAAGAATGGTACAATGGAAGAAGTGTTAGAGATACAAGAAGTTAATGAGTCGATGCCAAAGATGCATCGATATCGTGAAGTCTTTAGCTTATTGAAGGAGAGATTAAATGGGTTATAGAGCAACAGAAGCAATGGCCGCTAATGCGAAGCGTGGCTTAGAGATGCGCCAGAAAGTTAGTCCAAGCAATCGTGGCGGTACCGCAGTAGGATTAAATCGTGCAAGTCAGTTTGCAAATAGACGAGAAGTTAGTTTAGATACAGTTAAACGAACCTATAGCTTTTTAAGTCGAGCCGAAGTGTATTATAAGCCAGGAGAGAATACGCCTGGCACACAAGCGTATCTGTTATGGGGAGGCCCTCCAGGACTAACATGGGCTAGAAACATATTACGCAGTGAAGGATTATTAGATGACTGAAATAGTTAAAAAAGGTAGAGGTGGCGCACGTGTAGGTGGTGGTCGCAAGAAGGGCTCGACACAGAAGTTAAGTGCCCAAACTATATTAGCCGCTATAGAACAAGCTGACAAACCTTTTGCCGAAGGCTTTGCAGAAGATTATCATCAAGCTAGACTAGGTGATGACAAGCATTTATTACAGAAGTATCAGAGTATGATACTGAACAAAGTTGTTGCAGATAAGCAAGAGATTGATGTGACTACATTAGGTCAATCAATGAACAATAACTTTGTGTTTCCAACAAAAGAACTAAGTGATTGGAAAGAGATTCCAATCAGTTACAGTGTGAATGAATAATATAGAGATACCACTATATGGCGAGCAAGCAACAATATTAAATGACTGGCTCACTACTGACAAACATTGTGTGGATATTGTTCCAGTGGGTAGTGGTAAGACATTTCTTGCCAGTATCGCCCTACCACTATTTGCTAGTGATGCGAGATACCATAAAGGTAAAGACATAATCTACAGTGCGCCAACAGGTGCGATGATTAAGTCACTAATTTGGGAACCTCTAAAGCATAGTTGCATAAATCATTTTGGATTAACTGATGGTAAAGATATTAATAATAGTGAGCTTACAATTAAGTTTCCTAATGGCGTATTCATTCGCTGTAAAAGCGCAGAACAACGTGAGAACTTACGTGGTCTTAACGTAGGCGTGTGGGTCGCTGACGAAGCCGCACTCTATACGCAAGATACACTGCAAGAAATAACAAATCGATTGCGCCCTCGAGTAGGTCAAGCTGATACGCAAGGTAGATTGATTGTGATTAGTACACCTAACGGCACAGGTCCACTGCACGATCTGTTTACATTAGCACTAGAGAATGATGAGAAGTATGTTGTTCGTCATTACAACTACCTACAAATGCGTAGTGGTAATAAAAACTTTATTGATGAACAGAAACGTATCATCAGCCCATTAAAGTTCAATCAAGATTATATGTGTCAGTGGGAAAGTGTTAGTGATGCGTTCTTTTATACGTGGGACAGACACAAATACACACGTGAAGTCAAAGACTTTGGTGGTGATTTATATACATTCCACGATTTTAATAAAAGGGTTATGTGCGCTACTGTTGCTCAAGTTAAAAAGAGTGGGCATAAAGAAGGCACGATAGAGATATTAAAAAGTTATGCGATACCCGACTGTAGTACAGAAGGTATTGCTGATGCGATTAGACAAGATTTTCCTAAACGTAGAATCAATAGTATTATCGATATGAGTGGAACACAAGTGAATCGTGATACTACAAGTCCCTTTGGCGTAACAGATCGTATCATCTTAGAGAAGTATGGCTTTACTATTGTGAATACACGTAAGAGTAATCCATTGATTACAGATACAGATAATACTAGCAACGGTTTTATAAATCGTGGTGGATTAGTTGTGCAACCAGATGATAAGTTTTTATTAGAAGCATTACAAACATATCATTTCGAAGATGGTAGTCGCAAGAAGTTAGTCAAGTACAGTGAGAGTAGATACGCACACATTGACGGATTAGGTGATTGCATACGTTATGGCATACATCATCTGTTCCCGATACAACACGACAGCTTACCTATCAATGAGTTTGTAGGTATGGATCAACGCTTTGCGAGACAGAATAAACCTGGCTTAGAGCATATGCCTGAGAGTCCATTATATCCAGGTGGACCGAGCTGGGAAGAGATTATGAATGGTGATGTTGTGGAGGATTTTCAAGTATGGGCTTAAGAATGGGTAGAAGTAAAGGATGGACGAATGGAATTCCATTAATGGACAGACTGTTACGCAATCTTGTAGTAGACCAACACTCTAACTGTTGGGAATGGCAAGGTGGTAAAAACAACATTGGTTATGGTATGATACGTGATGGCAAACAAATGCGAACAACACATCGTGTAAGTTACGAAGAACATAGCAATACTGTAATACCTGCAGGCTTAGTAGTAATGCATAGCTGTGATAACAAGAGTTGTTGCAATCCTAGTCATTTAAGCTTAGGCACGATGAAAGATAATATGCATGATATGATTAGAAAGAATCGTCATAGGCCCTTTGGTGGTGTATTAGCGCAACGCGGAATGACTGGTAAGAAACAACCTCGCACAACCTGCAAACATTGTATGCAGTCAATGCCAAACAATAGCTATGCAAGATATCACGGAGATAAGTGTAAGCTTAAACCTTAAGCATAAATACATTATGCATAAATCAACAGAACTCGCTCTAAGCGATATAAAGAGACAAAACAATGTACAACAATCGTGATTTACTAAAACGCAATGTAGTATACGACAACATCTATTTGCAGATGTTATCGTATCAATACGCATATCTTGGCGGCATTACATTTAAACAAGCTGTTCGCAAGAAAAGACCTAGTGAAGATAGCACACTCTATCTTGACTTAGTAGCTAATACAGTAGCACAGCCTATCTGTCGTTACATTGTTGATACTATCAATGATGTATTGTTTGAGCCAGGCATCAAACGCAATTTACAGTTTTGTACACCACAAGGTAAACACATCGCTCCTGAGAATAATGAATGGATTGATTTGTTTCAGTTAGATGCCGACTTAACTAATCGTAGTATGAATGGCTTTATGGAAGGTGTAGGAGATTTAACAAGTATATTTGGGCATTGCTGGGTCGCAGTCGATATGCCCCAAGCAACAGAAGGGAATCTTGGCAGACCATATGTGTGTGCCATTAGCCCATTGGATGTATGGGACTGGGAGTTCGACTACTACGGTGGTCGACCACTGCTCAAATATGTTAAAATCAAAGAGATGGAAGAAACAGATTGTTACTACATCAAGTGCTATCATTTGGGCGATGCAACAACTCCATCACGTTGGGAAAGCTATGAAGTACAAAAAGGACCTGGTAAAGAAAATCAACCAGCTGAGAAAATAGGCGAAGGTACATATCCACCTGGTATGAGCGTACCTGTATTCATAGCATATGGTCGCAGAGACCCAAGAACCATGGAATGTGGCGTAAGTGATATTGATAGCGCAAGTGACGCACAAAAAGAATATTATAAATTAGAATGCGAAAAATATACAGCATTACAGTTTGCTCACACTATCATTCGTGCAGATAAAGGCATTAGTGTTCCAGTACACGCAGGTGCTATTGTTCGTGCTAATGAAGGACAGATTGAAGCTATTGCAATCGATACTGGTGACGTAGACGCAATCATTAGAACGCAAGATAATTTATTAGAACAGATAGAAGCACTGACTGGCCTAGGTGGATTACGCACAAGTAAGAACCAAATTGCGTCAGGCGTTGCTATCATTGAAGAACGCAAACAACTACACAGAACTGCTAAAGCTAAAGCCAGACTGATGGAAGTCACAGAAGAAATGATTTACACTTACGCCGCACGTTTTATGGATCAACGTTGGGCTGGTGAAGTACACTATAACACTGACTATGAAGCACACGATACTAACTATCGTATGGCATTAATTAAGTCTGCTAATGAGTTAGCTGGTGAGAATGAGATCGTTAAGTCATTGATTACAAAAGAAATCATTGCATTGCTGTCACCTGCTGAAGACATACCAGAATATGAACAAGTTTACATCAATACGATTCCATCTAGTGAACTAAAAACATTGATGCAAGAAAACAATGACCAAGTATTAAGCAGAGATTTAGAACCTAGTATGATACCAGAACACGAACAGTATGGTGAAGAAGATGGTAAAGAAGAAGCTGAATACGATAATGAAAACGGAGAATCAGACAATACATCTATACTAGGTGGTGCTGGAACTCCAGTAACAGACGTAGGATTAACCTACTATCCAAATCAAGTAGCACCTGCATTATTGCTAGGTGGTACAGCAGGTAGATAATACTGCCTATAAACTAATTGTAATAAATACAATACAAACTCGGTGATAACGTAAAATCAAGGAAAAAATTAAATGGATCAAAAATCTTTCGTTGGCAACGACAGCCAGACTAATGCAAACCAGTCAGCCCCAGGGCAAGAAGGTGGCGAAGAACAGGTAAACCCTGGTGCTATTCGTAAGAGTACTACACAAAGTTTATTGACTGCACTTAGCAATGCTAGTGGCACGAACTTTACCAGTGTAGAAGATGCTCTTGCTTATGTTGCTAGAACATCTGCTCAACAACTCGGTGGCAACGTACAGCCAGTGGAACAACCAAAAGTACAGCAAAGTTCAGGACGTGTAACAACTAACGACTTGCACGAACGTTTCAATGAACTATCACAAAATCTTGCTCGTAAAGAGCAAGCATTGCGTGAGAAGGAACTTGATAGCGATATTCAGCGAGCAATGGGTGACAAGTTTGATAGTGACTTACTTGATTATGCATTGAATAAAGTGAAGAACAATATTCAATGGAACGATGATGGCACATATGCTATTGTCAATCAAAAAGGTCAAGAACGATACGGTAGTGATGGTATGCCACTTACAATCCAGGGATTGGTAACAGAAGTAGCTCAGGGTAATCCTAAGTTATTAAGACAGAGCAATTCCAATTCTGGATCAGGTTTAAGACCTGGACAAGGTAGTTTTACTGGTGCGTTAGAAGAAACCATACCAGACTATTCACGTGATCCTGCCGCATTCAATGCGTGGGCTAACAAGAATGGTTTAGGTAAAGGTGTCGGACTGAAAGGTCTAGGCGTATCAGCAACAGTATCGAATTCAAGTCGTAAAGTGCTCTGAGCCAACAAAATTTAATTTAAGGAAAATATTATGGCATACGTCTTAGGCGGCCCCAATAACGAGGGCGATGGTTTTACAACAGCGATTTCAAATTTCGCATTACGTGCTATGCACGAATCAAATGGTCTAGTTAACTTTACTAACGTGGTTGCACCTACACAAGGTCAAACATTCTTAGTACCTAACTTCGCACCAATCACGTATCAGGATTACAATGCTAACGGTACCGGTGGTACATTTGGTGCTGGTAATGCTGTTGTACAGAATCCTTCATTGGGTCAAGGTACAATCACTGCAACTCCAGCAGTTGCACAAACAGCGTTTGATATCTTCTACGGATGGACAACAAGCTTCACATTG